CTTGTCAGCAGCTTCAGCAGCGGCCTTGTCAGCAGCTTCAGCAGCGGCCAATGTGTGAATTTCTTCATCGAAATCTGAAGCGTTAATCACAACAGGACCGTTTTCTGTTTGAATGGTCATAGTGTCTAGTTTTTTCATCTTTTCGTTCCTTTTCAAATTAAAAAACCAAAGTCAGATTTTACCAGCTTTGGTTTAATTTTGTTCAGTTTGGCTTAACCAAGCAAAAGTGCAGTGTGTGCGGATTTGTTCAGTTTCCAACCCCACGCCAAAGCAACTTCATACTTAACCATGCGTTGACCAGCATAAACCGAAAATTCGTAGGAAATTCCGCTTCGTGGATCGACAAGCGACATACGGTCAATTGCTGCATCGCCTTCTTGTGGCAGTGCTGGGGCACGCGAAACCATATGAAGCGCATCAGGTGAAAACGCAACGTTGGCGTCGTAAGTGTCCGAAACCGTAATCGCTGTTGCCGCCCCTGCAATGTCTTGACGCAAACCGGGTTCGGCAATAGTGATTTGACCACCGCCGCTCACATCTGCGTTACCAACCGCGACCATATACAAGTTGGGATCGCCCGCAAACGAAACAGCATCACCGCGCTTGATTTCACCAGTACCAGCCGCCGCGATAACAATTTCAGTGTCGCCTTCAGAATAACCTGCCGCGTTTGTTGTCGCGTTTGCAGCATCGCCTGCAACGTGTGTTTGACCTTGCCCGGTTTCTTTCAACATGAAGCCGTTGATATCTAGCAACATACCCTGACGAAGGGTCATGCTTGTACCAGCTTTTTCAACGTTCAAATTATCGCGCAATCCACGCAAGTTTGCGCCTGCCGAAGTATTCATGACCAAAGAACGACCTGTTGCAGGTGCGCCGTTGTCGTCAAGAATTTTGCGGACTTGTGCTGTTGCTTTCAAATCGTCTTCAAAAGGTGCAGTTCCAGCAATACCAAAAGCACGTGACGCATTTAGTGAAGCTTCAATTGCGCCGTCTGCTTCAACTTCGTTTGTCAAAGCACGCAAAGCTTGCGAAATGTGTTGTGCCTGAACACCAATGTAACCCGGTCCAGTGTTCAAACCGCGCTGTTCTTCACCAGTATAAGCAAAAGAACTTTCTTTGGATTTACTGATAATGATTGAACCGTTTCCGAGTTCAACATCTGGCGGTGTTGTTGGTGTCATTTGCGCAACTGTGTCGCGGGTCGTCGCTTCAGGGACAATTTGATAAACAACAGATTGATTTAACGCCGCACGTTCTGCGTTTGAAGCACGTGACGCCGAAGGAATGAAGCCGACCATTTCACGCGATACAACATCAAATGCCGTGAAAATGTCAGGGATCAAGCCTGTCAAGTTGTTTGCATAAGCGGCTTGGTGTACAATTGCAGGCGCAGCCAGCATTGTTGAAGCCAAAAGAATTGAAGATTTTTGCATTGTTTTTTTACCTTGTGAGATTTTCAGATTTTTAGGTTATCCAACCAATCACGCCGCAATCATCCAATTAACGGCAATATGTTGAATTTTTACAATAGTAAAATCACATGGTCAACGAAAAACACCCGCACAACGGAAACTAACAAAACCGTTGTGCGGGTGTATCAACCGCGTCGGAAGGGACCGCGATTAATCTGCTATGGTGAGTTCACCTTTTCCCATCTTTGCGCCTGCGTCTGCTTTTTCCATTGGTGACAATTTGTCAAAATCAGAACGTGACATAACGTTGTCCCCACCGCGACCACCGCCGCCGCCACCGCCGCCCGATCCGCGTTTGTCAGGTGCTTTCAAGATTGCATCTTTATCCGTACGCCTGTCAACGATCATTTGAATTGCTTCATCAAATGTTGCTAGTTCACCTGTACGTTCGGCAGAGTAAAGGGGGTTTCCGTCTGCACCTTTGGCGACAACTTTACCATCTTCAATTGAAAAGTTTTTCCCAAACTGTGCACGGAACATGTCCAAAGGAACGTTTACAGCATCACGGACAAATGAAGATTGATTGAAAGCATTGTCTAAAATTTGACCGTCTAAATTTCCTTGCAAAGTCGTATTACTTTCTTTCAGTTCAGTGATTTGCCCGGCAAATTCAGCTTTGACTTGTTCACGAACTTTTTCAACTTCGCCCGCATCAATCAATTTGCTTTGGTCAATGTCTTTGATTTTTTGCAAAGCTTCTTTTGCTTTTTCAGGATCAATACCTTTGAATTTGGTCAATTCTTTTTCAGCATTTTCCGCACGAATTCGGCTTGCTTTGGCTTCCCCGTTAAGATTACCAATAGTTTCCGCACCAATGGTTGTTTCTGTTCCGTCTTCTTTGACGTAAATGGGGTTTCCATCCTTCAAAAGAATGTTCCCGTTATCGTCAAGTTTCCAACCCGCTTTGTTGTCAAAAACAGCAAGAAATTTCAAAAGCGTCAAAGCTTTCGTTGCAATAATTTTTTTCGTTTCCATTTTCTTAGTCTTTCTGGTTATCCAACCATTACGCCGCAATCATCCAATTGACGGCAATTTTTAACACCGTCATTGGTGTTAAATTTCTGCATCTTCGTCTTTATCATCATCGCCAAAATCTTCATTTGGTGTTTCAAGTAAGAGATGTTTTGTTTCTTCTTCGCCGTCAAAATCATCAGCAAGAACATTTCTTTTTCGCATTGATGACCAGTAGGTTTTCTGTGAAAGATCGCGATTTTTGCGCATTTCGTGCAATGCGTTCAGGTGTGTTTCTTCACTTGAAAAATCGTCATAATCGTCATAAACGTCAACGGTAATTTCGCTTTTATTATCTTCTATCCATTTTTTTGTAATTTCGAGCAAATTTTCCAGCGAATTTTTCAGATTTAAGCCCCATGCGCCAACAGCGCTTTTAGCTTTACCAGCCGCAACCGCCGTTGTGATCACTGTTAAATTTCCCGATTGCGCTGTTAACGGTTGTCGTCCCAATTCGCGCAAATCTTGCTTTGTTTCTTTGATTTCTTCAGCGAGAAATTTCAAAGATTGCGCGGATGGTTCTACATAAGCCCAAGAACCAACATTACCAGCCGCATCGGCAGGGGCATAAAGAACATTTCTTGGACCTGTTTTTAACGGTAGGGGATTGTTATTTGAATCTTTTGGCGGTTTAACACCGTTCCCTGACAACATGGGATAAGCAACCATGATTTTTGCATATTTTAAGCCGCTTTCCTGTTGATACAATTCAACCTGCAAATCAGCCGCATCAACCATCGCAGGAAAGTAACAATGTTCGGAACCGTCGCGCCTACCCGTTGCAAACGGAACAGCCGGGATTTCATCAATTGTAAGTTCACCACCATCAATCTTTTTCCATTTCGATTGCGTTGGTGTTGACTGTTCAGACTTTTCCCATAGCGACCAACTTACATTGTCGTTTTCACTTTTTTCAAAAATTCGAACTTTTTCAGGTGTACCGGGTTCAAGAAAACGAAATCTGGTTAAAACTTCTTTGCCGCCTATAATTTCGCTTTTTGCTTCTAAGACGTTACGGCCTAAAACGTGATACCAGTAAGGTTTGATGTTCTTTTTCTTTTGATCTGCAATTGTAACAACATCATCATCTTTTTTTGGGTAATCGACAACAACCCAATGAACAGCCGAAACGATACCATTGAAAAAAACTTGGCCCGCAAAAGCTGTTAGATTGTTTCCACGACCATCAACATTTTCAGCAATTTCTTTTATCTCTTTTGAAACGTTTTCTTCATTTGAAAACTTAACAGGCTTTTCAAAAGGTTTACTTGCAAGCCCTTCGCAAATATCACGAAAGATGTTAGTGAATTTAGTCATTGACGAACGAAATTCATAATCCTTTTCATCTTCGTCTGGAAACTCAGGTAAAAAAGTTTTACCACCGTTTATGATTGCTTTATGGCCATCAATTAAAGCGTCTGTTTTATTCCAATATTCAACCATTTTGGCTGAAGCTTGTGAACGCTTGTCAAGATCGTCAGCTAATTCTGTATTATCAAAAACACGAACAAAACTAACCTGATTGCTTACCTGTAATTGCATTACCTTTGCTTTCATCAATTGGGAAAAACGCCATAACAACCGCATCTGCTAAGTTGGGCGATTTTGTCCCGTCCGGTTTTTTATCGACAAGTATTTTTAACGAAGTAGATTTAACGCTTGTCGGTTGTGCTAATTCTTTCATCAACTGTTGCAATAAAACCATGTTGCCGTCAAGACTAATCAGTTCTTCAATCGGATAAATTACACCATGTGTGATATTCTGAAAAGTCTTATAAAATCGAGTTCTTAGGGACCACCAAGCTTGCGCTTTCATGTTATGGAACAAGTCTTTATTGAGAATACTTTCATCATCATCAGGGATAGCGGTTTCAAAGGGATCGACAACAGCAGAACCCGCGTTCCAAGGGACCAATCGCAGTTTTTCAAAGTCAATTAATTCTTCGTCTTTCAATCTGTTATATTCTGTTTTTACACCAGAACCAACGCCAATGCTATCATATTGTACAACAATCCCTTTGTAATTTTCACAGTGTTCAATCATTTTACGCGTTGTTACACCGGGGTCACGTTCACCCCATTCTTTAACATCGCGCAAAATAATATCTTGTCTGATAGCGCTTGCATTGCGGTCAACTGCGTTGTCTTTTCCGTCACCGTCCGCAACATCTAGACCGCCTATGAAATTGTTACCAATTTGTTCAGGTGACAAACCTTTGTGAATTATTCCTTTTTCATCGCGCCAAACAATTTTGTCAATTGCGTCAACAGCGGCTTGAATCCATTCGTAATCAATGATGTTGTTACTGACTGAAGCTGCATAATTTCTTTCGACTTCTTGCGCGAAAACGTGTTGCATACCTTCGCGGATTGCTTTTGCTTTTCTTTCTTTAAACCATTGTTCGTCTTTTTCAGGATGGTCTTTATAGTCGATCACAAAAACACTAACGTAACCCGGTTCAATTTCCCGATCCTGAAACCATTCTAGACCAGCTTCGCGCCGCCTGTGAAAGACGTTTCCCAAACCGTTAACGCTTGAAATGTCAATTTGTGTGTTTGTGTTGTCACCTAGTGCAGCTTCAATAAGTTCAGGACGTTCATAATGTGCGCTTTCATCTTTGAAATAAATTGAAGTTCTGCCACCGCGTCCAATGTTGTCACCAGCTTCACCCATTATAACAGATTTGTTATCGTGATTAATGAAACGCATAAAAGTCGTGTCAAATTTGCTTGGTAAAAAACACTTTGGTAACTTGCGCAAAATCAACCGCATCTTTTCAAAAATGCTGTCAGGGTTTCCCAACTTATCAACTAGGTCTTGTTTGCGTGAACCCCAGCCGATTGCATCATTATCAATAAAAAGAAAACTATGAATTGAATAAGCACAAGCCCCCCACGTTGCGCCCGCATCACGACACTTTTCAACCAAGCCACTTTCGCCTTGGTTTCTCATTTGATCAATAAAATCTATGAAATCAGCTTGCCTTTCAAAAAAGACAAAAGGCATCCATTTTTGATTTTTCTTGCGTGGGTTATATGTATCAACCCAGTGCATTATGAATTCTTTAGGTCTTGTCGAATAGTACGCTTTAGCGCTTTTCAACATTTCAGGATCAGAATTCAACACCTTCAGTTGCTTCATTCGCCAAGCATAAACAGCACGATAATCAGGAGGCCAATCAACGTGATTTAACGGTTCAGGCTTCCACGGTTCGACAGCTTCATGGTTTTGAATTTCACGCCATTCAAAAATGTCAGCATTGTTTGAAAGAATTTTGTTGACCATCTGTAAAATCGCGTGTACCGTTGTTTAAATGACATGTCTTACAGTAGAGCAAGAGTTGAAAAAATGCAATCAAATATAACAACTGCGATGTTTTCAGCGCTGAAAA